CCAGCCACATTGCCTGCAAAGTTAGAACCTGTTTCAGCGCCCACATTACCGCCTACTTCACCAGCAATTTGGCCAATGACATAAGCCTTAGCGGCATCTTCAAGATTACCGCCTTTGTCTATTACGTTTGCCGCTTGGACATAGGGTGCTAAAGGAGGTGCGGCAAGAGAGACGACTGTTGTCCACCCGCCCGGCACCACTTTGTTCACCGTATCGTCAACTTTTGCTAAAGCATCTGATGTTTTATCAATAAGTCTTTGACCTTCATCTAAGACATCGTCAACGATAGGGATTCCAGTACCACCACCTTGAGGCTGAATCTTTCTATCACCAATATGGCGAAACGCCCTAATTGGGAGATCTGCTATGCCTAATAAAGCAAGACTATTTCTCATATATTTGCCTTCCAGTTGTACTGCGGTAAGTCAGATGGCTCAACGTTTAATCCAACGCGCTTCATCAGTTCCACAATACCTTGGTTATCTGCCTTTCCATAAACGGTCTTAATTCCTAATTCTTTGCCACGTCTAACAAATCCAATTACAGACTTGGCCAAAGTTAAAGGTGTGTCTTCTGTAAACAAATGGATCTCTGCTGAGGTTGGGTCAATCTTGCGCACCAACAAAACAGAATTGTTTTCTTGCATCAAAACGCCAGAATTGTTTTTAGTTATTTCACCAATAGAAAGCAAAGCCTTAGCTGGGTCAATGTTTCTTTTGACCGCGTCTGCCATGATGATTTCTGATGCTTTCATTGCATACCTTCTATGTTTGTAAATTCATAATACCCATCATTTGCTCGGCCCATTCCTGCCATGTTGCATACAACCTTTGGTCAGGAACACCTGATTGAACAAAATAACCGATACCGTTAATAGCGTCTACCCAGTCTCTCCAGCGCTCTTCAGGCACAGTACCAAGATCGTTTGACGAAAACAACTCCGCCATCAAGCTACAGTACTGTGGCCATTCCATGCCGCGGGGGTCATACGTCAACATTATGGATTTCCAGTTCCGCGAATGTCGCCTGTATCGAGACTTAACAGCACTTTACCCATAAAGTAATTGCCGTTAAATATGTTTGATCCAAAGCGTAAACGCATCTCACGGCGCTGTTCACGCATGTCCACCTTTAGCGTGTCAGGGTCAAAGTAGTAGGGGTCAGATGGGTTATCTATATCGTCAGCGTAACCCTTACCAGTGACGATGAGGTACATCTGTTCTTGTTGTACAAAGTCGGGCTCAACACGCTCACAGCGCGTCCAGACGTTGTCGCCCGGCTGTTGCGTCGAGCCCACCAACCCTGCATACGTACCCAATGCAGGCGTCTCAAAGTAAGAGTCTATGGCGTCCACAAAGTTTAGGTAGATTTGGTTAACGCCTGTTTCGTGTTGCCACAGGGTGTAAGTGCCAATGTTGTTCACTTCGTTACCAGCCCATATAGGTTGGCGGAAGACCTCGGAGAAGGTGCCTGCGGAGCGATAGGCCCCGGGCGACATGCCAGCGTCATACCAAACCTTCTCACGCACGTTGTAGACAATCGCATCATTACACTCTGTTGCGTTTCCACGAGGGTAGAACCACCATATCTCACCCCAACGTGGCACTTTTGTACACCACACCTTTTGGCGCTGGTTGTAGTTCAAGTTATCAAAAAACCAGTTCATGTTCTGCGTGTTAGGTATTTCTTGAACTGCACCGTTGTACATCAAAAATCTATCCACACCAGCCCAATAAAAAATGCCGTCGTACTCAATCACGCATGATGATGACATGATCGAGCTTTGGCTAGTGATCAGGTCATACTTCCAATAAAAGTTAATGCCATTCACCGTAGATGGTGCATAGGTGACCCGTACCACGGAATCTAGAGTCCAGAACAGGCCAGCAGGCGACGTTGTACCGCCACGCAAAGGTAGCCCTTTGACGACCTTACCAGTTGATACAGATGTCTCGTTGGCATCCGCAGATACCCAGTCGTTGAAGTTGCCTGCTGAGCTATTTTTGATCAGCCCATAGTTGCCATAGACAAACAGGTAAGGGTGAAGCATCACCACGCCACCAGAGACTGATACGTTAGCGTCAAAGGTCAATGTAACTGTGCCTGATGCCGTAGCATTTGCACTAAGAACTGCCGTCCATACACTTGCTATTGTGGAAGCAGATACAACAGTTGTGTTAGCTGGGATGCCAGTTCCTGTCACTGATAACCCTGCGCCAATAGCTACATTTGTGGTTGCAAAGGTTACGTTTTTAGAACCACTAGTAGTTGTTCCTACAGCAGTGAAGACGCCAACAGGAGCCAAAGTTGTATTTGGGAACTGGCCGTACAAAGGGCGTGTATTGGTGATGCTGTCGATGTTGGTAAGGTTTTGCCCGGGGTGCGCAATCAGGTTATTCACTCCTCCACCCGTTGCGTCATATCCAATATCAAACTGCCACAAGTTCTTGGCATTGGCAGTGAAGCCAGTCATTGTGTAATCGACGGGGCCAGACCCAATTCCATCATCGTTATCTGTCGCCCACTGCTGTAGTTTGTCGTTTGTGCCAGAGACTACATAGTTCAAGCCATTGGTAGAACTCATGGTCATTCCACGGGAAATACCAGAAGCGTTTAGGAAAATGCCGCGGTAGCCACCCATCTTGCGGGGTAGACCATTTTGAAAGCGGCACCATTGGCCACTTGTGTAAGAAGGAGCATTGAAAAGGGTGCCATCCCGTTGGATGCCGGGCTTTATCTGTAGCGCTACAACCTTCGCAGTCATGGGAAAGTTCCCCCAGTAATGCCATTAGTTACAGCTAACCCGGTAGAAGACAAAATCATTCCTGTAGATCCGCTTATCGCAAATCCAATCTGGTTAGATGCTGGCAAATACATACCTGTCGTTAGATTTCCAAGGAAATTGAGCGATGGTGTTGATACAGCACCAGTTTGCAACGTAATTGTTGTTCCGCTTGAAGTAGCAGTTTGCGCGTTGTAAACATTTGTTCCGTCAGATATAGCAATAAATGTCTGGCCTTGCGGCAAAGTAACAGTTGAAGCCCCAACAGAACCAGTTGAAAAGGTTAACGTGTATGAGCCTGTAGTCTTGTTTTGCAAAGAATACAGTTGAACTGTGGGAGGAACAATAATCGTACAGTTTGATGTCAGAACACCTGTGTACTCTTGTATAAGACTAGATGCCTCAACTACGCTAAGAGTAACTACTCCACCAGTAACAACTTTATTTAGTTGAGTAAATACAAACGTGGATGATTGGCCATAACCGTAAGAGTTGTATCCAGTAGACCCATTAGAAACAAGAACAAATGATTCAGATAGCTGAAGCTGTGCAGATGCGTTGTTATCAATTGTGTTTGATCCAGCAGGATTAACAGTCAAGATACCTGTACCGTTATTACGGATCATCACAAACCAATTGTTTCCAACAGTTGCCGCAGATGGCAACGTCATGTTTCCTGCGCCACTTTGCCAGACTAAAAAAGATGCCCTGTCTGTATTGGTTATTAAATAATTGGAATAGATGCTAGTCAATGGGTAAGACTGATTTAAAGTCGTACTAGTTGCCAATAATCCATACCCAGCCAAGTCAGCGGAATTGGCGGCAGATGTGCCTGCACCGAAAGTGACCGATGACCAAGTGCCTGATACCGTGGTGTTATTGGTTACATAGACGTATTGAGCTACTCCAGATGGAACTGACACAATCGTCGCCAAAGTGGTATTTGTAACCACCGTAAAAGCATTGGCACCTACGTTTCGGATTAACGCACTCTGACCATCTGACACCTGAGTTGCAGGCGGCATGATCAGTTTTAAACCTGTTGTAGAGGCTGAAACCTCAATGATGTTAGCTACAACGTCAGAAGTGTTTCCGTTGATTGGCCATTGAAGTTCTTTGTTTGCGGTCAGAGCAATGTATTCATAACCCACTTGTGATGGGTTAATCGTAGCTCCAGTATAGGGAGAAATATATGTTGTCATGTTAAGAGTCCACGGCTATGGCTGAACGATCACCAACACGAGCGACGTCTTCCGTCTTCAGTGCAGTAATTGCTTCTGTATATTTTTGTTGAAAAATTGCACGCGCATCGTTCTTGAGGAACGGCATCGCCTGCAACAGGGTTCCGTACAGCATCGCGTTTGGTGCGTACTGGGTAAGCCAGTTGGTCTGGTTTGTTGAGCTTAGGGGCGCTATACGCTCGTAGTAAAGAACCTCAAAGTCATATGCTTGGTCTGGCGTAGGGGCTAGGTACCAATGCTCAAAATCGGTATCTGCGTAATACTTAGGTAAACCCGTATTAGCTACGTTTGGCCAATAATTCTTTAAGTACTCAAACTTGCGCAAAAAGACGGGCTCCATTGTCGTACCGTTATTGATACTCATGGATACCGTTTTGCGCCAGCGTGCAGGCTTAGCCAAATTTGGCTCGCTTGGGGTAACAGTTGAGTTAGCAACAGTCAATTGACCCAAAGTCTTAATTTCCTGCGCAATTTCAAACTCGCACAAAGTGATGAATGTGGGGATAGCGGCGACGACAGCGGGATCACTACGCTCAAGGTACTGAAGCACCGTGCTCGTCAGTGAGGCGTATGTCATCACCCATGATGGTGTCGTTGCCATAGTTTCCCTTTATATATACCCTATTGTCCCACTACCTGATGATGGCGGCAACCCTATGACAAGAACAGGGCGCGTTCATCGTTTCGTCTTGTGACCAAACCTTTTAACACTTTACCCCCAGCCTTAGTGTATTTCAAGAACTCGTCTGCCGCGCCTTGAATATCGCCGCGAAGAACCTTTTGACGGAGGGTTGATCTCTGTAGTGTTCCCAAACCAACATTAAAGCTAAAAGATACGAGACCATCGAAGTTGCCTTGGGTAAGTTGAACTGGGCATAGAGTTGAAACACCCCGCTCAAAACGAGCAAGATCTGATCTAAGAATTGCATCGACTTCCTCCATAGGGTACACGCGGTTATCTTCTGGGCGTAACTGTATTGCCGCCCTTTGATCTACAGGCAACCTAGCCTGCGAGTCATACATCAAATGCCCAACGCCCACTGTCCACAGGTACACCGAGTCCCGATAAGGCTTCTGCCTCACACCTTCATGGTGTTTGATGTCCTCGATGCAACGAGCGCTGATGTTCATTATTCTTCTTCGATGCTTTCTTGAATTAGTTGTTGTTTAACCAATTCCAAAACACCAATAACTGTTGCCATGTACAAAGTTTCATCGTACTTGTGTATGACTTCAAGCAGTTCATCTACCAAACCACCAGCCAGTTTTCCTTGATTTAATATCATTTCTTTTCAAACGCTTGTGAACCAAACCAGAAGGCTACGATTGATGCCCAGATTAACTGGGTGTCGTTATCCCATAGTTGGTCTAAACATTCGGTAAACGGCACATTTGAGTGCCAAGCGTATAAGAAGCCTGCTATGTCAACAAAGACCAACAGCATGAACATGC